AACACCGCCACCTGACATGGTGATAGAGGCTTGGTTCCGCATTGAGTCGCCGTCATACTGCAAAGCCACCTCAGGCCCTATAGCAATACCGCCAGCGCCGTACGTTGCCTGCGAAACGACGGAGCGTGTTTGTGTGCGGATTTGGTTTTGGTTGTACAACGTGACAACGCCAGCCTTATCAACAAACAACGGTGCATACTCAGAGTCAGCCACAATTTGCAACTCGCTAGCCACCCGTGGAGCGTCATCCGTGATTTCGATGACACTAGAAGCTGGAGCCGATGGAGGCGAAGTCAGCGCCGTAGAAAACGGGGTGTTCTGAATGATGCCTGTGAACCGCTGTGCTGTGGTGCTTGGGAATTGCGCTGTTGATCCGCGGTAAATTTCTTGAAGCACCGCCTGCGTTTGGACACCATCCCACACAATGACTTGCTGGACAGAGCCCGTTCCAATGTTTACAAGTTCATTGAACGGGATGTAAATACCGCCAACATTTGCTGTGGTGTTAGCAATAAGAATTCCGTCAATGTAAATAGTAATTGCACGGCTGGCGCTATTCCATGTAAACGACATCATTCGAGGCATGCCCGAATCCCATCCAGCAATGTTCGTAGTAGCAACCTTAGAGTTACCAAAAGTCGGCTCAGTTACCTCAACACGGAACTTTCCTGTTGCGTTATCAAAACTGAAAAAGAACCCGTGGTTATTCATGTAACCCTGAAGGAACACAGAACCCGATAAAGACGAATCAGGAATCACCCACGTCGAAACTGAGAAACTACCCGGACTGTTGTTTACAGCGCCCAGTGCAGAGTTAGCAGCGTCAGAGCCTGTGCCCGTAACAGAACTATTAACCAGCCCCACAGCCAACTGTGAACCGCTAGACGCTGCAGCTGTAGTCGCCATGTCAAGAGGGACACTGCCGTAATCTTTCAAAGTTTGATTAGCGGTAAACGGCCCAATCGGGTCGTCGCACGGGTAGTAGTGCCGTGGGGCGGTGCTCAGGATGTAGCCACGGCTCCAGTCCGCAGGGAGCGTCTCAGAGGCAAGCAACCCTAAAGCGTCCATGCACGACAGGGTCACGGTGGAATCTTTGCCTGCGTCCGTCCACACAGGTGGCCATCCATCCACGAAACCACGAAACACATTAAAAGTTCCGAAGGTTGTTACACCGCTCAAACGAATCTGACGGCGAGGCAACAACTTCCCGTAGTACGGCCCAGCAGTATTGAACGGATCAAAACGGCGGTCACGGTTGTCAAGCGTCACCGAAGCGTAACCATTAAAGGTTCCCCAATCATCCGACCGCCCACGGTCAATCGACATCTCACGCACATAAGTCGTAACATCAGTCCACGTTGGCGACACCACATAAGGGCCGTCATCAAACGCAATCTCAACCTTAGGGGTAGGGAACGGCATTACGAAGACCTGCGGTCATAAGCATTTAACGCGCCACGAACACTTTTACCAATAGCGACAGGGTCACCCACACCAGTGTTCACCGTGATGTTTACACCTCGAGAGCTTGCAGCCATTTCAGGGGTACTCAAAGAAGGACCTGGGTTAGAAGAATCAGCGAGACGGAACGCCGCTGCCGAAGTGCCCCCGTACGCCTCAGTAATGCGAGGCAGTCTTACTTCTTTAATTGAACCGATGTCGTCACCCGGATTAACAAGGTTGATGCCACGAATCACAAGGTTGATGGCTTTGATCCAGTTGTTAGCGAACAGTTCCACAGCGCCGATGATTGAGTTGATGACTTTATCGACAACTTTGCGGAACCCTTCAAACTTCTTATAGGCGGTGACAAGTCCGACAACAACAAGCGCGATACCTGCAGCGATAAGGCTAAACGGGTTAAGCGCCATTGCAATGTTTACAGCGGTAATGGCAAGAGCAACAGCGCCGATGGCAGCTGCAATAGCTGTAAACGCTGTGGGGTTTTCAGAAGCCCAGTCAGCAAACTTTTGAAGGATAGGAAGAGCACTTTCAACGATTGGCAAAAGCCCCTCACCGATGGACTCTTTTGTTTCGTCCATCGCCACTTTAAGGCGCTTAAACTTTCCTTGAGTTGTTTCCGCAGCCGCTGCAGCTTCACCGCCGAACTTCTTGTTCAGTTCCGCCATGACCTCCTCAAGGCTGGCACCCTCTTTAATCATGCCTCGCATCTCAGGCACTAAACGACCGATAGCGGTCAGGTTCCCACCATAGGCACGTTCTAAAACTTTGCTGGCTTGAGCCACGTCAATGTTTTTAGCGGCTGCAATATCCATCGCCAAGGAAGCACCCTTTTGTGCTTTAGTCAATGAACCGGTGACTCTGGATAGTGCAGAAATCGTCGGACGAAGCTCGTCATCAGTAACACCAAGCAACTTGCCCTGCGTGCTAATCCACTCCTCATTGGCAGCAATCTGTGCATCAGTCGCCTTAGTTGACCTTTGCAACTGGCGAGCCAAAACACCCTGCGCTGCAGCGTCATCCAACGCGCCCTTCGTGGCATCAAACAAAGCAGCACCCAAACCAGCCAGCGCAGCGGTCGCAGGAATCGCAGCCTTCTTTAAAGCAAACTGGGCCTTAGCGCTAGCACCCTCAAGTTGTTTAAACTCTTGAATTGCCTTTTTGATTCCTTTGTTATCAAAGGACGAAACAATAGGGATAGAAAGCATTACTTCAACTCTCGGTTTACGCGCTGGACAATACGCAAAGACAACTCGTACATTGCTTTTTCGATCTCTGCCTTCTTGCTGTAAACAACAGGACCAATAACACGGGTACGACCCGGTGAAATAGGGCCAAGAGAATCGCCAAGAGGGTTAGAAGATTTGCGTCCAGCAGTCTCAAAGATTGCCGTACCAGTGTCACGCTGCACAATGTTGATAACGCCAAGAGAACGGCGGTCAGTGTTGAAAACAATGTCAACACCCTTGCGAGCCTTGTCAAGATTCCAAGGGAACACCTTGCGACCTTTGACCGCTGGGCCAGCCCACTTGCGGTGCATACCCGACAACGGAACAAAGCGATACGCAGAGCGCACAGCGTTAACAGCAGGGGCTCCCACAGCTCGTGCTTCGTTGTTGAACTCCTTGCGGAGACCCGGCTGAATCTTATTGAGAGAGCGGATGGCTTCGTTTATGCCTGCAACGTTTACATCTGTTTTAACGGCCACGGTTTGCCTCCTTTGCTCTTTGTGTTAGCACATCAGCAACGGTGTGCAGCTCTTGTATGTCGAATGGGATTTGATGAGGCCAGAAACCAGTTTCTGCGACTAACTCGCAGAGGCTTCGGAGGTAACTGCCCCGTCCGTAGGGTTTGTAGGTTCCTCACCAACAACCTCAACCGAAACCAGTTTCTTGATGTAATCATCAAAAACCGCTGGAGTGACGATGCCGTTTTGCTTGGCACCCTCAAAAGCGAGGAAGGCGAGGTGCTCCATAGCGACACCAGAGGCAAGGTCAGAAGCGCGGATCTTAAACTTGCGCTCTAGCGCCACAATGGAAAACAAGTTGGTTGAGACCTGATAGGTCTGTCCATCAGTCTGTTCGACTGCAAGTGTGATTTTCATTTGTTTCTCCTGAAGGTTTACGGGTTTACGGTGCGGTTACGTCACGAACCCATGTGCCACCTGTGAAGGTGGCTTCGACTGTGGCAATTTCGCCGACGGTTGAGTTAATTGGGGTGAAGTTTGCGAGCATGCAATTAGCGATGGTGTACTCAGGGTTTGTTGCCGACTCGGTCGTGCCTGATGGCGAAATAACCAATGTCGTTGTGCCAGTGCCCACGCAAGAAGCGAGGATTGCTTCAACCTCGGAAGCGCCATAGCTAAGGAACAAAGTCATGGTGACTTCAACGGACTGAAGACCGCCGACCATGCGATGACCCGTATCACCGAAAGCGGTGACTTCAAGTTCATCCTGACCAATTGTGATTGTGCAAGTGTTTGCTTGGTCACTGAGGTCAGTTGTTGTTGCGCCCTGCGTGATGTTGATTGTTGCGTTTGATAAAAATGTGCTCGTAGCCATTTTGGCTCCTTTTGGTTAGTTGCGCCGTACGGCTACGGCAACGGTTAAGTCATAAGAGGGCAGGTCTTGCCCCCCTACGGATACGAGGCCCGGACGCAAGTCCGTAACCGCGATGGGTGAGTTCATTATCTGATCTGCGATAGTCATTAGGTAGTCGCCTGCGTCTTGGTTGCCGGGTGGCGGTGCAAGTACGCGAAGTCGTAAGTCAATGTTGCCCACGTTGTATGTAAACG